GGATAAGTTATTGATGTGTAAAGGGTGGTTATAAACACAGTATCAATTACATACATTGACACCCTGTGGATAAGCTGTGGATAAGTATTTAGCTGTACATATACACAGTATTAGAGGTGTAGTTATAGCTTGTTTACCAGGGTTGTAGCTGTAGTAGTAGGTAGGTAGGGGGGCAATATTTTTATTTTTATAAATTACATCTTAAGCAATGTAACGATTGCTATATATTTATAAACAAGGGGGGGATAGCTGTAATGTGTTAGCTACTGTTTGATGTCTATGTTGTTCTTAGTAACATCTATAGCTATATAACTACTACTCTCTCTCATAAAGAGAGAGAGAGCTATAACTACACTACTTTATAGAAGAACTATATGTTATATATATAGGGTAACACACAGTTCAGAAAGAACACAATACTGTATAGACATACAGTAGTTCTCTGTCTTTCTCCTCTCAGCTTTAAGAAAATTATTTTTCTTTGAGTCACAAAGGTGACAGTTGCTTTGTTGTACAAAGGTGCTATAGTCTGCTGCGTAAGAAAAGCGGATGCTGGTCAGCTTGGTAGCGGTAAGGAGATTTGTACCCTCACCAGTGCAGCGAGTACTTACACCCTCAATATTTATTTTTCCTTAAGGACAAAATCATGATGATGAAGAAGAAACCAATGCCAGCTAAAGGTGCAATGATGACTAAAGCGGCTGACAAAATTCAAGATAAAAAAGACATGGCAAAAATGATTAAAGACAAGATGTCTAAGGCTAAAAAGAAGCCTATGTCTGGTTACAAATAAGCAGATCAACTTATGGCTAAATCCCCTGCTTGGCAACGCAAAGAGGGTAAGAGTCCTTCTGGTGGCTTAAACGCCAAAGGAAGGGCTTCGTATAACGCAGCTAATCCAGGTAAACCTGGTCTTAAAGCTCCGCAACCTGAAGGTGGTTCTAGAAAAGATTCTTTCTGTGCTCGTATGACAGGAATGAAGAAGAAGCTTACAGGTACAGCTAAAGCTAAAGATCCAGATTCTCGGATTAATAAGTCTTTAAAGAAGTGGAAGTGTTGATATGGCTACTAAAGCTAAATCTACAGTAAACGCTGCTGGTAATTACACCAAACCAACTCTTCGTAAAAGGATAGTTGCTCAAGTAAAAGCTTCAGCTACACAAGGTACTTCTGCTGGACAGTGGTCTGCTCGTAAAGCACAGCTTGTAGCTAAAAAATACAAGGCATCAGGTGGAGGTTATAAATCATGAGTAAGAATAAAACCCATTACTTGCCTGATGGCAAAGTGTATAAAGGCGATACACACAAATCAGGTACTGTTTTGATGACAGGTGCAAAGCATTCTCCTACTAGCAAGGTGTTATCCCACACACCACCCAAGAAGAAGAAATGAAAGCACCCCAGCAATCCCTTAAAAACTGGGGCGATCAGAAATGGCGTACCAAATCAGGGAAACCATCGTCTAAAACAGGTGAACGTTACCTACCAGAGGCTGCTATCAAGTCTTTAAGTTCTGCTGAGTACGCTGCAACAACTAAAGCTAAGCGAGAAGGTAAGAAACAAGGTAAGCAATTTGTAGCTCAACCTAAAAAAATTGCAGATAAGACCTCAAGATATCGTTAACCCTACTGGAGAAACTTGTGGCTACTAAAAATTGGATAGCTAGTGCTATTAAAAAGCCAGGTGCTCTGCGTAAATCTCTTGGTGTTAAGAAAGGTGAGACTATTCCTGCTGCCAAATTAGAAGCTGCTTCTAAAAAACCTGGAAAGATGGGTCAACGTGCTCGTCTTGCTCAAACTCTTAAGAAAATGGCTAAGTAATATGCGTAGAAAAGACTCTCATGATCGCAGATATAAGAAGTCTGTATGGACACAGAACCAAAAACTGGAAGCTGTGAGTACATATCTCATGCTTGGCAATATGGCTGAGACAGCTATTGTTACTGGTATACCCCACCAGACTTTAAAGGTTTGGAAAACTGCTGATTGGTTTAAGGAGTTTGCTCTTCAACTTAAAACTGAAGATGTTCAGCAGATGGACTCCAACATGAAGAGGATCATCAACAAAGCTCTTAAAGCTACAGAGGATCGCATTGACTTTGGTGATGCTCAGTTTGATCAGAGGACTGGTGAGATTATTAAAGTACCTATCAAAGCTCATGTAGCCTTAAAGATCAGTACAGAACTACTGGCTAAACAACAGAAGCTAGATGAGAAGCCAATTAAAGAAGAAGTAGAACGAACAATTGATGATAGGTTACTTAGGTTGTCAGAAGAGTTTGCTAAGTTTGCTAGTTCTCACAAGATTACTATCTTAGACAAAGCTAAGACTATTGATGTACAAACTGTTGAGATTAGATAGATGTTCTACATTAGACCTAGTGGAAGGATAATTAAAAATGGATTTAATTTCTACCCTATTAATGATAGGAACTCTTCCTTTGGGTTTGTATTTAGACTATTTAGTTTTCGTTTATATTTTAGATACTCTTTCAAACAAAAACGCTTCTTCTTTCAAACTGGTTCCTTCTAATATATGAGCAAGCTTAATGCAGATGTTATGGAGGGCTTTGTCAACTCTGTGTTGAGGAAGAACTTTGATAAACCTGCTGCTACTCCAGACTTTCATAAAGAGATATGGGAACTTGTTACTAGTAACGCCAAACAAATAGCCATAGCTGCTCCTCGTTATCATGCTAAGAGTACGGCTGTTACCCATGCCTACACCCTAGCCTCAGTGCTGTTTAGGGAATCTAGGTATGTCTTAATTGTCTCAGATACTGTTACACAAGCTGTACAGTTCTTAGGAGATATTAAGAAAGAATTGTTAGACAACGATGATTTACGATCATTGTTCTCTGTCAGTTCTTTTCCAAAAGACACTGAGGATGATCTAATAGTAGAGATGGAAGATGGACATACCTTTCGTATTCAGGCTAAAGGCTCTGAACAAAAGCTACGGGGTTTAAAGTGGGCTAACTTGCGTCCTGATCTAGTCATTGGTGATGACATGGAGAATGATGAGATTGTTATGAACAAGGACAGACGCATGAAGTTCAAGCGTTGGTTCTATGGTGCTCTTATCCCCTGTATATCCTCTACTGGTAAGATTAGGATAGTTGGGACTATCTTGCATCTAGATAGTCTTTTAGAAAATCTAATGCCATCCTCTTTGTTAAGTTCCCATCGGGGAGTTAAAAGTCTTATTAAAGAAGATTTAAAAGAATACTCTTTGAACAAACTTCCTTGGAAGTCAATTAAATATCGCGCCCACACAGATGACTTTAAAACTCTTTTGTGGCCTGAGATGAAAACTGCTGAAGAGTTTAGACTTCAAAAGGATGATTATGTTAGGCAAGGTTTAGCAGACGTTTACTCACAAGAGATGTTAAACATTCCCCTGGATATAACTGACACCTTCTTTAAGAAAGCTGATTTTGTACCTATGAATGTAGAAGACAAGAAGAAGCATTTAATATACTATGCGACTTGTGACTTGGCTGTATCCCAATCCCAAAGGGCAGACTACTCTGCTTTTACTGTTGGTGGTATGGATGACGAGGGTAGGCTGTACGGCATACACGTTGTAAAGGAACGGATGGATGCTTTAGAGATTGTCGATACAATCTTAATGATCCAAAAGATTTATAAGCCCGTACTCTTTGGATTTGAGCAAGGTACTATTCAGAAAGCAATTGGCCCACAACTCAATGTAGAAATGCTTAAGCGCGGTGAGTTCGTTAACATTGTCTTACTTAAACCAAGCGGTGACAAACTTACTAGGGCTAGAAGCATTCAAGCGCGTATGAGAAGTGGGGCGTGCAAGTTCGATAAGGATGCTGAGTGGTATCAAAACTTTGAAGATGAGCTTCTAAGGTTTCCTAGAGATAAACACGATGATCAAGTAGATGCTTGGGCTTACTTGGGATTGATGCTCGATAGGATGTGGGAAGCACCAACTGAAGAAGAGCTTGAAGAAGAAGAGTACGAGGCTTATATTAAAGATAACAATTGGAATGGCGAAGGTCGTTCTATTACTTGTGGGTACTAAAGAATATGAATCTCAAAGATAAATTTAAAGTTAGTGACCTTGTATATGAGGCCAATATTGCTAGTCTTTTATGTAAAGAAGACCTAGCAACAATTGGAACTTGTATTGTCAAAGACTTTGACAATGACATTCAATCTCGTAGTGATTGGGAAAAACGGACAGAGACTTCCCTCAAACTTGCCCTACAAGTTGCAGAGACTAAAAACTTTCCTTGGCCTAATGCAAGCAACATTAAGTTCCCGCTTATAACTATTGCTGCATTGCAATATCATGCTCGTAGCTACCCTGTCTTAGTAGATGGAAACCTTCCTGTAAAGTGTCGTGTTGTTGGTGATGACAAAGATGGTACTCGTGCTCTACGATCTACCCGTATTGAACAACACATGAGCTACCAACTTCTTGAAGAAGACGAGGATTGGGAATCTGAAATGGACAAGGTTCTTATCACGCAACCTATTGTTGGTTGTGCTTTTAAGAAAAGCTATTACGATCCTATTCGTAAACACAACATCTCTGAGAATGTTTTAGCTAAAGACTTGGTTGTTAATTACTGGACTAAAAGTTTAGAAACAGCCCACCGTGTTACCCATGTTCTTCAGATGACTAAGAATGAAATCTATGAACGTGTAGCTCGCGGATTGTGGTTAAAGGCAACAGAAGAAGGTCAATCTCAACAGTATTCTAGTTCAAGTACAAGTAGTGGTCTTCAAAATGCTCAAGACAAAGCACAAGGAATGAGTCCACCAGATGTAAATGATTTAAGTACCCCAGTTGAAATACTTGAACAGCATTGTCATATTGACTTTGATGATGATGGTTACGCTGAACCTTACATTGTTTATGTACGTAGAGACAACAAACAAGTTGCTCGTATCGTAGCTCGATACACCCTTGAAGATATAGAGCGTAATAAAGATGAAGTTATTCTTAGCATCAAGGCAGAACAATACTTTACTAAGTATCCTTTTGTTCCCTCTCCTGATGGTGGCTTCTATGATCTTGGTTTTGGTGTTCTCCTTGGCCCTCTTAATGAATCTATTAATACCATTGTCAACCAACTGGTTGATTCAGGTACTATGGCTAATACTGCTGGTGGTTTTCTTAGCCGTGGGATTAAGTTACGTGGTGGTAACTACACCTTTAACCCAATGGAATGGAAACACGTTGATACCACTGGTGATGACTTACGTAAAGGTATAGTTCCACTACCAGTACGCGAACCATCTCAAGTATTGTTTACTTTGTTGAACTTACTAATTAACTATGGTGAACGTATTGGTGGTGCTGTTGATATTATGACGGGACAAAATCCTGGACAGAATACTCCTGCTGAGACTACTCGTACTATGGCAGAGCAAGGTATGAAGATATTTAACGGTATCTTTAAACGCACTCATCGTAGTCTTAAACAAGAGTTCCGCAAACTATATCGTTTAAATCAAATCTTTATTAGTGAGAATACACAATACGTTTCTAATGCACAGAGTCAAGGTATAGTTCTAGCTACGGACTACGATGGCCCAGTAACAGACGTTATGCCTACTGCTGATCCAAGCATTACTTCTGATGCACAGCGTATACAGCAAGCTGCTGCTATTGCTCAACGAGTAGCTGCAAGTCCTGACTTATACAATCGCTATGAGGCTGAATATGGTTTCCTCAAAGCAATGAAGGTTATGAATATTGATAAGCTTTTGCCTGATCCTAAAGGCCCGAATGCTATTCAACCACAACCAAATATTAAGATTCAAATTGAAGAGATGAAAATCAGAAGCAAACAAGTTGAGTCTGAATTAGCTATGAAGATGGGTCTGCTTAAACTTATGTCTGAAGCAGAACTTAATCAAGCTAAGATTAAAAAGCTTGAAGCAGAAGCTGAAGTACTTAAGATTGGTGTCTTGCATCAAGGAGAAAAACTTCGTATACAAGAGATTAATACACAAATTGGATTACAGCGTGAACGTCGAGAGGGCATCTTAAGGTCTATCGACACAATGAATAAGGTTTACTCATCTATGATGGGTAGTCAACCGCAAGAGCAACAGCAACTTCAAATACCTATGGACACAGGCATGGATACAGGCATGGATATGGGTATGGGGATGCAGGAGCAAGTACCACAAATGTAAATTTAACAAGGAGTAAAAATGTCTATTGAGCCAGTTAGTGCGGAATCTTTTGAGGAATGGAAATATCACCCTGTTACTAAACGTTTTATGAAAATGCTACAAGCAGATCGTGAAGCTATGAAAGAGGGATTGGTAAATAATGCTTTTGAAGAAGAAGCAGAAGTTAAAGGTCGGTGTCGAGTAATTGCTACTCTTCTAAACCTTGAGTATGAAGATTTGTTTGAAACTAAGTAAGAGAGTGAGAAACACAAATGAGTAATGAATCTGGAATTAACCCTGTTGGATGGCGTGTACTTATTAAGCCTCAAGAAGTTAAAGAGGTGTCCTCTGGGGGCATTATCTTGACTACTGAGACTACAAAAGAGCGTGAGCAAATGGGCAATACAACTGGTGTTGTTATTGCTATGGGCAACCAATGCTATGGCGACGAACCTACACCTTGGTGTGGGATTGGAGACAAAGTAATCTTTGCTAAGTACGCTGGGCTTCTTTACTTAGGTAAAGACGGAAAGCAGTATAGGATGGTTAATGATAAGGACATTACAGGCACTTTGGATGCTGATGTCAGTCTTGTTGATCCCTACCTAGCCAGGGGCTGATTTAAATAGTTATTGACAGTTTTAAAAATTAGGAGTAAGGTATGAGCGAAGAAGCAAGTGTCACCAATGAGACATCGCCAGAAGTTCGCCACGAGGCTGAATCCCAAGGATGGGTTCCAAAAGAACGATTTCGGGGAAATGAGAATGACTGGGTAGATGCTGAAACTTTTGTAAAACGAGGTCGTGAGATTCTCCCTATTCTGCGTAAGAATAATGAGAATCTAATAAAAGATCTTAACCAAACAAAAGAGCAGCTTAAAGAGTTTCGTGAAGCTGCTGAAGAGTTTAAGAGATTTCAGAGAGAGTCTTATGAACGTAAAGCTACTGACTACGAAAGGCGTATTCAGGAAATTAAAGATAGCCGTGCTCAAGCCATTACTGATGGTGACGGACAAAAAGTTAATGCGTTAGACGATGCGTTGGACGAAGCAAAGGAAAGCTTTAGAGAAGCAAAGCAAGCCGTTAAAGATGTTGTTAGTACGAAAGAACCTGTTGCTACAGAAACTGCTGCAACAATTGATCCTTCACTTCAACTTTGGCTAGACCGTAACAACTGGTTTGGTGAAGATCGAAGAATGACAAGCATTGCTAATGGTATTGGCGAAAGTCTTCGGTTAGAGTTTCCAGGACTTAAAGGACAACCATTTCTTGATAAGCTAGATGAAGTGTTGGTAGAAGAGTTTCCAAATAAATTTGGTGGAAGTAAAAAGAATGTGAGTGCTAGTCGTGTGGAGTCTGGTTCTGGTAGGCAGAGTCGTAGTGGTAGCAATGCCCAAAGTTATGACAACCTCCCTCCTACAGCCAAGGATGCTTGTGATCGGTTTGTAAAACAAAAGCTTATGACCCGTGAACAATACGTCCAAGACTACGACTGGAACTAAATTTAATTTACTATATACTCAAAGGAAAATATTATGCCAGCAGCATTGACTTATGAACAAAAGGTTGAACGTGCAAATGCTCGTTACCAAGAGAAACAAGAAGCAGCAGATACTCCTGCAAAAGCAGTAGATGGTGCAACTCGTAAACGCCGTAACGTATTTAACGGTACGGAAGCTAAGTTAGGTGTACGGAATCAAATTCCGGGATACCATCTTCATATTTTCACAGATACGGGAAGCCGTATTCAAGAAGCTATGGATAGTGGTTATGAGTTTGTCACCCCTGAAGAAATTGGTGGTGTGAGTGAAAATGTGGTTAGTCGTAATGGCGACCTTGGAGAAAGAATTAGGTATCTCGTAAATCCTCGTGCAGAAGGCACAGAGCAGTACGGTTACTTAATGAAAGTTCGGCAAGAATGGTATGAGGAAGATCAAGCTGTACTTCAAGCAAAAAATAATCGTATTGATGCTGCAATTCGAAACGGTAAAGTTACTGGGGATAACCCAGGATTTTATGTTCCGCAGGGTGGTATCAAACTCACTTAATTTATTAGGAGTTTTTATGGCAAACGTAAATCGTCCTGGCGGCTTAAAGCCTGTCAGTTATCTCAGTGGAGCACCGTACACAGGCCAAGCCCGTTTGTACTCTGTTCCTGTTAATAGTGCAGATTTGTACATTGGTGATCCAGTTACCCTCAGTGGTAGTGCTGATACTAATGGTCTTGCTGGTATCTCAATTGGTGTTGCAGGTTCTGCAATCATTGGTGTTGTAGTTGGTTTCCTAGTTGCTCCTCCTGGAGTTAGCTTGGTTGCTACTAACATTGATTTGACTATCCGCAGTATTCAAGCTAGTGCCACTACTGTTCAATATGCTTTGGTTGCAGATGATGCAAACATTGTCTTTGAAATTCAAGATGGTCAAACTGTTCCTACTGCTGTTACTGATATTGGTCGCAATACTAATTTCTTGATTGCTGCTGGTGCTACCGACTACAGTGATTCAGGTACAGTAACTGCTGCTACCCTTACGGATACTACTACTGCTAACTTAAAGCTCTTGGGCTTTACTCAGCGTGTAGATAACACCCCCGCCTCTGCTTATGCCAAGCTATTGGTACGTATTAACAATCATGTCTACAGCGCCGGTACTGGCACTGCGGTCATCTAATTAGGAGAATAGACTATGGCTGGCATTATCACAACCAGTTCCCACCCGAAGGCCTTGTGGCCCGGTATCAAAGCTTGGTGGGGACAAACATATGACGAACATCCTGAAGAATATGTAAATTTATTTGATCTGGATACTTCTACTCAGAACTACGAAGAAGATGTTCAACTGACTGGATTTGGTCTTGTACCTGTCAAGTCACAAGGCTCTGGCGTTCAGTATGATTCTGAAGTTCAAGGTTATGTAACTCGTTATACACACGTTGCTTACGCAATGGGTTATATCGTAACCAAAGAAGAGATGGATGACAATCTTTATGAGATGATCTCCAAGAAACGTTCAGCAGCTTTGGCTATGTCTTTCCGTCAAACGAAAGAAAACATTGCAGCTAACGTTTACAACCGTGCATTTAATTCTACCTATGCTGGTGGTGATGGCAAAGCACTTTGTGCTACGGATCATCCCAACACCACTGGTGGTACTTGGGCTAACAAGCCTACGGTTGATGTAGATTTGTCTGAAGCTGCTTTGGAAGATGCAGTGATTGCAATAATGGGTCTGCAAAATGACCGTGGTTTGATGATCGCTATTCAACCTGACTCCTTGCATATTGCTCGTCAAGAAGTGTTTAATGCTCAACGCATTCTTAACTCTAAATACCAAACTGGTAATGCCAACAATGACATCAATGTCATTTCAACTGGCAACTACTTACCCGGTGGTTTTAAAGTTAATCACTACTTCTCTTCACCTCACGCTTTTTTCATCCGTAATACTATTCCGGGTGGTACAGGTATGAAGTACTATGAGCGTCATGCCATCATGTTTGATCAAGACAATGACTTTGATACGATGAATGCTAAAGCCAAAGGCTATGAGCGTTATTCGTTCGGTTGGTCTGATTCTCGTGCTGTCTGGGGTGTCAACGGCCCCTAATTGTTCTTAGTAACAAGCCCCCTCCTTGTGAGGGGGTTCTTATTTAATAGGAGCTTCTATGAGCTTTGAACGTGAAAAAGAAAAGGGCAAACGCCCTGAACCAGGAAAATCTACGTTACCTGGAAAAAAGAAAAAGAAATAGTACAAGCAACTGTGCTATCCTATTGATGACGCTACTTACACTTAGTAGTGTTGTTTGCTTAACACTTATGTCAATTTAGGAGTTTTAAAATGGCTTTGCCTCAATCCCCTGCGTCTAACTATCCCGGTGGTTTTAACAATGTAACTATCCGTGGTGTTCCAATCACTCAGTCTCACCCTGGTCAAGTCTACTGGGTGTCTAATGCCACTCCAACTCTGCCTGGACAAGTTGGTGGTTCTGACGGTAATCCTGGTACTTTCAATGCTCCATTTGGTACGCTAGAGTATGCTATTTCTAGTTGTACTGCTAATCGTGGAGACATTATTTTTATTAAACCAGGTCACGCTGAAACCATTTCTAGTGCTACTGCTTTGGCTTTTGATGTTGCTGGTGTAGCAATTGTTGGTTTAGGTGTTGGTACTAAGCGTCCTACGTTTACTCTTGGTACAGCAGCAACCACTACTATTGCTGTTTCTGCTGATAACATATCAATTCTTAATTGCCGTTTTATTGGTAACTTCTTGTCTATCACTGCTGCTTTTACAGTAGCTGCTGCGGCTTACTTTACCATTGACAACTGTTCTTTTACTGATACAAGTGCTATTCTAGGTTTCTTGTCAGCAGTTAAAACTACTGTATCTACTAACTCAGACTTCTTGCAAGTATCTAACTGTTTCATTAAGTCTGATGCCACTACCAAGTCTGTTGCTCCTATTGTTGTGCTTAACACAATGACTGGTCTAACACTAGCTGATAATGTTGTGGTTCAAACTGTTGCTCAAAATAACGTGTCTCAATTCTTGAGTCATGCTGCATTAGTAATGACTGCTGCTTTGATTACAGGTAATAAGATATACAGTGTTAATACAGATAGTGCTACTGGTGCTTTCTTGGTTACTACTTCTGCTACTACTGGTTCAGGCATTATTCAGAACAACGTAGTTCGTGGCTTAGATGTTGCTGGTGCTTTGATGATTACCGCTGCTGCTGTCCAGTATGGGTTGTTTAATAACTTGTACATTGGAGATGTAGGTTTCTCTGGCTTTGTACTTCCTGCTATTGGTACTGACTAATATAGTCTACTAGGAGGAGAATAGTCTTCTCCTAGTATTTTTAATAGGTACAACCTTTGCAAGATGGGAGTTTAGTATGGCTAATATGTTTCTCAAGAGTGGAGAGCAACCTCGTTACTTTTCTTTTAGTGGAGTAAATTCAACAACTGCTGTTGCTGCTTCTTACCCTATTTATAAAGAAAGTCCCTATAGTTCTTTTCAAGCTATTGTTACTGGCACAGGTGCTGTAACTGCTGCTATTGATATTCAAGTTTCTAATGAGACAGACACACTAAATGGTGTTAAGTCTAACTGGATAACTATTGCTACTATTAGTTTGTCTGGTACTACAACTGCTACTGATGGTTTTACAACAGTTGCTCCGTGGAGATATGTCCGAGCTAATGTAACTGCTCGTTCTGGAACTGGTGCTACTGTTGAAATTATTATGGGAGTGTAAGCATGTCAGTTGTAGCAGACAGCACTTATGGGGGGTTTGAAGAACCTAGACCACCTACTATCACACAGTACGGTGTAGCTACAGACTTATATGGTGTAACCTCTGATCCATTTACAGCTTCACTTTTGTTACTAGAAACAAATGATTTGTTGTTACAAGAATCTAGCAGTAATATTTTGTTGTAATTAAGGATACCTATGACTACAACTGTTTTTACTAGTGGAACTGTTATTGAGTCCCCTTGGCTCAATGATGTAAACACTACTGTCTACACAACTGTTCCTAGTATTACGGGAACTACAGGTGCTGCTAATGTTGGATATACACCCGCTGGCACTAGTGCTGTAGCAACTACGGTGCAAGCTAAGTTGCGTCAATATGTAAGCGTTAAAGACTTTGGTGCTGTGGGTGACGGAACGACTGATGACACTGCTGCTATTCAGGCGGCTGTAACAGCTTCAGCGGGTAAAAAAATATATATGCCAAAAGGCACATATAAAGTTACATCGCAAATCATTTGCCCATCTGGTACTTGGCTATACGGTGATGGCGCTGGCGAAACAATTATTTCTGCCGTTGATAACGTAAGCCCATTGCTGTTTCAAGACGCATCAGTCGTGGAATACACGGGTGCTGGCATTAGCAATTTGACAGTAAAAGGCAACGGTGCGGCTGTTCGTCTGGTAACGGTTAATGAAGTATGGGGTTTTACGGCTGAACATTGTAGAGTGTATGGCTCCCCTGGTGTTTTGCGTTGCTTTGAAATTCAACGATATTCGTTTGAGTGCCAAATCACTTCTTGTCGCATTACAGATGCAGATGAGTCTTGTATTTATTTAAATGAAATTTCTGGTGAACTTCCTAACGGATGCTGGATTCAAAACTGCGATTTTTCTCCTAATGCCAGCGGGTATTGCGTTTATGACGAAGCGCAAACAACGCGAATTATTGGCAATTGGTTTGAGTTTGCCACTTTACTAGGTGGAACTGGTGTCTATTCGACTGGATCGCCAATTATCATAGGCAACAATTTAAGCGGCGGGTATAACGGAACAGCAGCAGTAAATCTTGTTGGAACAAATAACGCAATAATTTCTAACAATAAAATTAACGTGTATGGCATTGCAATGCAGGGTGTTGTTGTAAACGGTTGTACAAACACCAACATTACAGACAATAGTTGGAATGTTGACGCAGCTCAATACTGTGTAATTCTAAACAATGGTTGTACAAATACAAACATTTCAAGTAACAATATGCGCGGCGTTGTTGGTGGCGCTTATGGACTGACCGCAATAGTGCTTGTTGGTAGCGGAACGCAATCCACAATTGTTTCAGATAACATTTATAGTTATTCATCAACTGCTACTGGCATAGGCGTTCAAATAAATAACGGCGCAACGCTTGTTGACATAAGTAACAACCAGTTTACTAATTTAGTAACAGCCATCAGTTGCCTTACCAATGCGTCAAATCCTAGGGTAAACATTATTGATAATTGGTTTGTTAGTTGCACTACTGGCGTTACTTACGTAAACACGCTAGATGTTTATCTCTATAACAACCAAGGCTTTAAAACTGAAAATCGTGGTTATCCAGCCACCATTCCAAGTGGTAGCAATCGCGTAACTGTTGCACACGGCCTTGCTGTTACACCGCCAACTAGCGGCATAAGGTTGATTTTGGTTGATGCGCTTGGCACTGGTGCTGGAGCGACAACAAACAATGTGCAAGGCCCATTTGTAGTTTCTGTTAATGCAACCAATATTGTTATAGGCTGCGGAGCCGATCCTGGCGCAAGCGGTATGTCTTTTGGCTGGGAAGTAACATTTAGTATTTAAGGAAAAATTATGGCTGACAAAAAAATATCCGCTTTAACTGGCGCATCAGTACCGCTTGCTGGCACTGAAGTGCTGCCAATTGTACAATCGGGCGCAACTGTTAAAGTTGCGGTAAGCGATTTAACAGTAGGCCGTGCGGTTAGCACAGGCGCTCTTACGGTTGTCGGCACTATAAACGGTTCCAACTATCAAACTTTAGGTACGCAAGCCTCGTCTGGCGCAGGCGCTGCGATAACTTTAATTCCAAGCAGCTCGTTAACAAACTGGCTTGTTGGTGCAAACTACACGCTGTCTGGTCTTTTTGAAATTACCCCTTCAACGGCAGGTGGTGGTTCTACTTTTACAACACCTGTATTTACTGCATCTTCTACTGGAGATATAGCAGTTAAAACAGGCAACCTAGTCATCGGCACATCTGGCAAAGGCATCGACTTTTCTGCTAACACTGGCGCTGCTGGCATGACCAGTGAATTGCTAACTTGGTATGAAGAAGGTACTTGGACAGTTACAGGCACTAACATTACGATTGTTGGTACACCTACATATACGGGTGTTTACACTAGGGTTGGTAGACAAGTTACTTTTAGTATGCGTATTCAAAGCACAGGTAGCACAAGTAGTGTAGCTGGCACATCATATATAAATTTAGGTTTTCCTTTTGTTTCATCAGGTAAACTTTTTGTTGCGTCTGTAATAAATTCATCTACTATTGCAAGCATTGGAGATGGACTTATGGCTCTTAGCGGCGGCAACACTATTATTTATTTACCTACTTGGACTACTCTTGCTGATGTAACCATTAGCGGTTATTATTTTGTTTAACGAAAGTTAAAAATGGCACTTACCAAAGTTTCTTATTCTATGATTCTTGGCGCTCCAGCCAACGTCCTTGATTGGATACCAGTCCAGTACCATGCTGCAATTAAAGATAATACAACTACAGTTGATGTTCAACAATACATTCAAGCGGCAATGGATAGCGGTGCGGGTGAAATATATTTTCCCCAAGGTACATACATAATTCGTTCTCCTTTATATATTACGGCGGGAGTGCCAGGAAGTATTCAAGCAAATGATTTAACTTTTGTTGGTGAAAATCGAACTTCAACTTACATTGAAGTTGATGGAACATTTACGGCTAGTTCTATCATTAACCCCGCAACTGGTTCTGGCATTATTTCAATGCTAATTAACCAAGCGGACAACGGTAAATTTACGCTTAAAAATATTCGTTTTCAAGGTTTGCTTACCGGCGGTCATGTCATGTATTCGCTTGACATGGGTGTAATTTCATCAACCACTACGCAATGCTTGTTCTCTGGCTTAATTGAAAATTGCTGGTTTAGTTTGTCTAGCCCTAATGCTGGCGTATTTTTTGGTGGCATTCAAAATTATCAAATTTCTAACAATGTATTTGAACAAGCCAAAGGTTGTTTTAGACTTGCTGGCGCGGGTTGTGGCGACATCAACTTTTCCAACAATTCTACCTACGCTTGTTACGATGGATTTGTTGAGGGAATGTATGACACGCAACCTAAAAATTTTATTCAAATTGTTAACTTAAATGTTTATGGATATTTACGTGGGCCGGTTTTATCTACTAATAATGGGACTAATTGGCACGTTTCAAACGTAACTCTACAAGGCGATTCAACAAACACTTTAGGAACAATTGGACTTTGTGATTTTACCAATTCAACTTCAATGGTTATTGATGGGTTTTCTTGCTATGATGCTTTAGATGACGTAATAAAAATTAGGGGTACATCTGCAAAAATATCAAATGGATTTATTGCCGCCAACAATTCTGGCATCTACATGGATAGCAGTACATCGTCAAATTTAACGATTGACAACGTAGACATTAAAGAATCCACAATTGCTGCTTTTTACCATCCATCGGGAAACCCTAGCGGCACAATACGGATAACAAATTGCAACTGGTACAACAGCAAAGGTTGGATTTGGAATAACTCTACAGGAACGGCAGCATGGGATGTAACGTTTAGTAACTCTAAATTTATTAATGCAGGATATCCAAATACTAATATCAACACTAGACTATTTGGAATTGGCAGTACAGGCGATATAAATTTTTACAATTGTTTGCTAGGGCGCGATTCATTAAACGCTATTGCAAATTACTATATAGAACAAGCAGGAACAGGTACTTTTACTTTAACTGATTGTTCTTTTACCCCTTTACTTGCTCCTGGTGTTCCTGAGACTACAGGGTTGATAAAAATTGCCGGTGGCCTTGGCAACCGTTATCGTCAATACTACGCCGCCGCATCACCAACAACGGGCGGTTGGAATGTAGGCGATAGGGTATTCAATAGTGGGCCATCGGTAGGGCAACCAAAGGGTTGGATTTGCACCGTAGCTGGTACTAACACAGGTGTACTAACCACGGTTGTTATAACCGGCACGGCGGGTCAATTTAGCTGTGCCTCAAGTAGCTTAGTTGTAGGGCAAGCAGTTGTTATTTCAGGCACGTTTGGCGGGACAGGTAGTATCACGGGGTATACCAATCCAAAAACGTATTACATTGTTCAAACAAACGGCGTAAGCACATTTACGTTATCTAATACTTTAGGTGGTGCGGGAGTTGTTACCACGGCGGGTACACCTACAGGGTTAACATATACGCCAGCCGCACCAACTTTTGTATCCGAAGGCAACCTTTAATCTAGGAAAAATCATGTCAATTACTTACAAATGGTCTATTCAAAAATTGCGCGTAGTGCTTCAGCAAGACAGCAACCCTAATGTTGTTGTTAAAGCGAATTGGTTTTGCGCCGCCATAAACGAAAATGAAGTTATTCAAGCTGCTGCTTCTGGCACTAAAGAATTTTCTTTAGGTAGTAGCTTTACGCCTTTTGATCAATTAACGGAAAATCAAGTGCTTGGATGGTGCTTTGAACCGGAAACAATTACCTATACCGACAAAGACAATAACGTAACCACGACTGTTAAACATCTAAAAGCGGATACCGAAACCCAAGTTGCGGGTCAAATTCAACGCGAACTTGAACGCATACAAACCGAACCTGCTTTGCCTTGGGTAGAAATTCTAGCAGTACAGTCTGCACAGGTAACGTAATAAATTATGGAACCACAAAACCTTATTGACACAATTCTAGGAATTGGTTTTACTATTCTTGGATGGTTTGCCAGAGAATTGTGGTCTGCCGTTAAAGAGCTTAAGTTTGACCTGTCTAAACTTAAAGAAGACTTGCCTAAAACTTACATAGCTAGAGATGATTATCGACAAGACATGAATGAGATTAAATCTATGCTTAGTAAAATCTTTGATAAGTTAGACAACAAACAAGACAAGTAAGCACACATATATTACTTAATATGTTACTAGGAACAAGCAATGGCAACTACTTACTTTATAGACAACTCTACCCCTATAGTTGCTGCATGGCTTAATGATGTAAACAACTATGTATACCAAGGTAGAATGCGTGGAACAGTTACAGCTACGTCTGGACAAACTGTATTTACAGTTCCTTTTACGTACACTGTTGGTGCTAAAACTTTAGATGTATACATCAATGGCATACGACAAATACTAAGTTCTAGTTATACAGAAACTACATCTACGACTGTTACGTTTACTGAGGGTGTTCCTATTAATGCTCTTGTAGAGTTTATAGGTTAAGTATCATGTCTTATAAATCAAGATTTGATTCAGGATCTTGGCTTGTAATCTGCGATGTCTGTGGTAGACAATACAAAGCTAATGAACTACGATTACGTTGGGATGGGTTAATGGTATGTGATGGGGACTGGGAACCTAGACAGCCTCAAGACTTTGTACATGGTGTAGCAGATAAAATAGTACCACCTTTTACTAGGCCACAATCACAAGATAGATTTGCTTTTGTGTGTACACCTATTACTACACAAGGCATAGCAGACTATGGACAAGCAGATTGTGCTAGAGCAGACATAATTAACATAGGTATTCCTGTGTGTACTCTAGAAGGTACTGAAGCTATATCCTTTCAAGCTATTGCTGGTTGTGCTGTAGCAGGTAAAACAGCTCCTAATTTAAATGAATTCCTAATAGGATAAAACAATGAGTTCTACCTACACTATTTCTCGTGATCAGATTATCTCTTTAGCACTTCGTAAACTAGGTGTGCTTGAGATAGGTGCTGTGCCTGATACTGATACCATTGATAACGCTGCTATGTCTTTAAATCTTATAATTAAACAATTTAGTATAGAAGGTTTAAAGCTATGGAAAAACTCAGAGCTTATTATCCCCCTAGTTACTAATCAGAATACTTACATCTTAGGTGGATCTACATCTACATTGATGTATGACTCTCTTAATCCTACTGTAGCTATTACTGATAGGCCACTAAAAGTTATTCAAGGGTTCTATCGTAACAATAATGTTAGTCCACACATAGATATACCTGTGATGGTTATTTCTAAACAAGAGTACAACGTTTTAGGCTCTAAGTTTTCTACTGGTACAGCCAATACTATTTTCTATGACACTAAAAAACTTAATGGTGTGTTGTATGTATATCTAACACCTGATGTTAATGCTAGTACTAATATGGAACTTCATATTATTACTCAACTTCCTTTAGATGATTTATCTACTGCTCTTGCTATACCAGACTTTCCTAATGAATGGATGAACTGTTTAGTGTGGAATCTTGCTGATCAACTATCTCTTGAGTATGGAGTTCCTATGAACTTTAGACAAGAGATTGCTATGCGTGCAGGTACTTATAAAACATTGCTAACTGATTGGGATGTAGAGGCTGCTAGTACATTCTTTGCTCCAGACTTTAGGTCTACTGGTAACAGTTCTTATACAGGTTAAGTATGGCTACAGAACGCATTCCTCTTACCCAACCTATTGAAAGTCGAGATGGCACTTTCAGTAAAGATTCCTATTCTTCTAATTGTGTGTTTGAAACTAGGAATCAAAAAAGAGAGTTTGTTAAAAGACCTGGGCTTGTTTTTGTAAAGCAAGTAACACCTGTTACTCCTCCTGCTAGTACACTTAGTCAAGGACTAGCTAGTTTTAACAACAAGATTATTTCTGTTATTAATAACACGGTGTATCAAATTAATCCAACTGGATATGCAGTTACTACTGTAGGTACAACTTCTGTCTCAACTAGTCAAAGTTACTTTGTTAGAACTTTTTTAGATGAGTATTTGTTCATACACAACAAGGTTAACGCATACTTATATAAGAAGTCTAGCTCTGCTTTTACTGCTATTACTAATGACAAGGTTGTGAGCATTAGTATTGACAACGAAGGTATTAACTATAGTTCGGGGATTACCCTAAGTTTTTCTGGTGGTGGAGTTGTTGCTACTGCTACTGTTGTTAATGGAAGTATTTCTACCGTAACAATAACTAACAATGGTAGTGGCTTATCTTCTGCACCCACTTGTACTGTTAATACTCCTGCTACTGTAACTCCTACTGCTACAGGTACTATAGCTTTGTTTACTATTGTTGTATCAAGTGCTACAGGTATTTATACTGGTATGTACGTTTCTGGTACAGGTGTAGCTCCTAACGCTACAGTTACAAATATTAATGGAACTACTATTAGTTTAAGTATTGCAAACACAGGTGCTGTATCTGGGACTATTACCTTTACAGATAATGGTTCTAGTGCTGTACTAACTCCCATTCTTTCTGCATTCCCTACTGGGCCATATGTATCTGGAGCAGCATTTCTAGATAACTATGTGTTTATTGGTACAACTAGTAATCGTATATACAACTCTAATGTTGGTGATCCAACATCTTGGAATCCTTTAAATTATCTTACCTTTGAACAAACTACAGATACTTTAGTAGGCATTATTAAGCATCTTAATTACCTAATAGCTTTTGGTAAGACTAGTATGCAGCTTTACTACGACACTGGATCTGCTGTAGGTTCTCCTTTGACTGTAGCACAAAGTTATACATCTGAGATAGGTTGTGCCAACGGGGATAGCATAGTAGCTGCTGATGGTACTGTTCTTTGGGTAGGTACTAGTAAAACTAATGGTCGTTGTGTATATCTTATGGATGGTGTTGCTGCTGTTAAAATTTCTACAGACAACATAGACAAACATTTAGAAGCAGATGATATGAGTAAGGTAACTGCTTACTGCTATAAGTTTGGTGGACATACTCTTTATATATTAACTCTTTACAATACTAGGCAAACCTTAGTATTTGATATAAATGAGAAGATGTGGTATCAATGGACACAATATGCAATAGCTTCTACTGGACAACCTAGCGCAGGTAGTTATGTAGAATCTTATTTTCGTCCTAGCTTTTATGCTGAAGTAAATACTATTCCATATGTGTTAGATGATGGCACAGCAAATATATATTATTTTGATGTAGACACATACCAGGATAATGGACAATCTATATACTGTAGAACAGTTACAGATCTTAACGACAATGGAATTACTAAACGTAAATTCTATGGTAGATTAGAAATTATTGGTGACAAAGTGGAAGGTACTATGCAAGTACGCCACACAGGAAATGACTATAACTCTTGGTCTAGCTATAGATCTGTTAATCTTAATGCTTCTAGGTCACAGATATATCTAGGTGGTGCAGATCGTCGTAGAGCTTGGGAGTTTCTTTGTACTAGTAATGTACCTCTTCGTCTTGATGCTGCTGAAATAGATTTTAGAATAGGTGAGATGGATCAAGAACAAAGTGTTGGTGGTGGAAGTTATAGGGGTTAATTGTGGAACAACTTCTAGATTCTATTAACTCTGTTGCAACCAAACCAGATTTTGATCTTCGTAATACAGATAGTAAACTAGCTTTAGCTAAAGCAATGTTGGGACATGAGCAAACTCCCAATTCAATCATCCATAGATTTGGTGGTGGGTTGTATATCAGAGAAGCTCATTATCCAAAGGATACTTTAATTGTTGGTCAAGAACATCTCTCTGAACATATGAATGTACTTCTTAAAGGAAGCATCAATGTTATTGATGGAGATGGTTCTATACAAACACTTACGGCTCCCCATATGTTTGTGGCTAAAGCTGGTAGCAAAATTGGTTACACACTAGAGGATGTTGTGTGGCAAAATATCTATGTTACTAGTAGCACAGATGTTGAATACCTAGAGTCTGTGTTATTTAAGTCTCCTGATATTCTTAAGCAACATCAGCAAGACAAACTAGTTATAGATAGCTCTAAACATGAAGAAGATCGCCAAGACTTCTTAAGCATGGTTAAGGAGTCTGGTTGGACTCTTGAAGACATCGAGTTAGCATCTAAACATAGAGAAGATTGTATTCCTCTTCCAGATGGAAGTTACAGCATTTGTTCTGGTAACTCCCCAATCCAAGGTAAAGGAATGTTTTCTACTGCTGTGATTAAACAACATAGCATTATTGCACCTATGAGATTAGGTGGTTATAGGACTCCTGCTGGGTATCTTGTTAATCACTCTAAGACTCCCAATGCAATAGTTTTTAAAAATGATCTAGGTGATATGTTCTTAGTAGCATTTCGGGACATAGGTGGTATGGCTGGTGGTGATCTAGGTGAAGAAATAACTTTAGACTATAGACAAGTCATGCAATTAAACAATCTTTGGAAAGGGACTAACAAATGTCTGCTGGAATTACATTAGGAACACTTGCTTCTGTTGTTGGAATTGCTGGTGGTATTAAAGCTTTAACTAGCAGTAGCAGTAGTGCTGGTGCTCAAGCCCAAAAAGCTGCTGATCCTTTTTCAGGATACCGTGGTCAACTGGGAGAAATGTATGCTGGTGCTTTACAGCCTGGAGCTAATCCTAACATTGAAACTATGCCAGGGTACACACAGTTTAATACTGGTGTATTACAACCAGCTATGCAAGCTTCTCAAAGGGCTGCTGCTGCTACTGGAAACTTGTACTCAGGGGCAGAGCAACTACAACTTCAAAAGGTTGGGCAACAAGGCTACTATGGCTTTATGACTGACTATATGAACCGACTTGCTCAAGGTAGTGGTGCTGTTAATAATCCTGCTCAAGCTGCTGCTTTGGGACTTAATGCACAAAATCAATCTGACCAAGCATTTATGCAGGGTATGGGTGGTATTGCACAAGGTCTTAGAGGGTTTGCTTCTAGTGGAAGTACTCCAGGAGGCCCAGGATACAACTATATGTATTCAGACGCTAACTCAGTAGGGCCACCAGTTTCTGCCTCAAATCCTTACAGTGAATATTATGTTACATAAGGATAAATTATGGCTTATCTAATGTCAGATCTAGCTGAAGGTAGTAAAGCTGCTCTTCAGTTACAACAAAACATGGCTGCTGCTCCCTATGTGGAGCAACAAGCTTCTGCTGTCGCTGAAGATACACAGCTTAAGCTACAACAAGATCGTCTTAAAGCTGCCTATGCTCCACAAGAAGCTGCACTTAAAGCTGAACAAGATGCTGCTACTTTAGAAAAAAATAAGTTTGCTAATATAGTTCTTGGGGCTAACATCAAACTAACTGATGACAAGAATAAAGCTGTTAAAGCGTTAATGGCAGAAGAAGGCTGGTCTACTAAAAGCTTTAGTGAAAAAGGTACAGCTATTGCTGCTGCTTGGTTTGATAGTGATCCTGCTGCTGCCGCAGATATGTTAAAAGAAGTAAATACTTTTAATGCTAAAGATGCTCAAACTAGAGCAACTCAAAATAAAGTAGATTATGAAACACTAGCTGAAGTTAACGCTATTGTTGGTAAACTTCCAGATGATCAAATTGAAAGTGTTCTTAATGGTCTTCCTGAAAATAGTAGGAAACTAATTGCTTCTAAAGTAGGAGAAGAAAACTGGAAAAATACTACTCCTGCTCAAAAGAAAGCAATTATTAAAGAACTATTTAAAGGCCCAGCACAACAACTTACTGATGAGATTAAAACGTACCACGATCAAGTACAAAAAGAAATAGCTGTAATACGTAAAGAGGCAGTTGTATATACAGCAGATCAAGCAACTAAACGTAGAAGCATGGGTCGTGGTGATGGCAGTGCTAATGATAAACAAGAAGCAACAAACTTTAAAAACCTAACAACCTTTGATGAGAAGCAACAAAGACTCGATGATAAGGAAAACATACCTCTTCAAAAAGAAGTTGATAAAGCTGATGAAGCTCGTATAGCCAGTAAAAAAGGATTTCTTTGGGATAGCGATATACCAACAGAAGCTAGTGAAAGAGCATATCGTACAGCAGTAGATAAGCTAGTTGCTAAACAAAGAAAACAAATTGAACGTAGACTTGCTGTTGCTAGATCTGCTCCAGACTATGACGGTAAAGCTGAGTACATGGATTTTATTAAGCAAGAGCTTGATCTACTACCACCTCCTGATAAGAAAGAAGTTCCTAGTCCAGAAAAAGCTGAGCCAGCACCACCTCCAGCTAAAAAAGTTACTTCTATGCTTGATATGTTACCAGGAGAAGCTAAACCATCGGCTGCTGCTACTAGTAACAAATATACTCAAGACAATCCTGCTAAACCTACTAGCAAAGCAGAGTACGACAAGCTTCCACCCGGTAGTTACTACGAACAAGATGGTGTTGTAAAACGTAAGAAGGGTTAATCATGGCTGACTTTGGACAAGAAGACGAAGTTGTCTCTAAACCTTCTGCTGCCCCTGCTGTTGCTAAATCTTCTTGGGGTGCTGATGATGAAGTTGTATCTAAACCTTCTGAAGATCGTGTTAGTAGCTCATCTTTAAGTGAGTTAATCACTGGCAAAAAGAAAGAAATTCCTACAACTGCTGGTGGAACCTTTGCTCGTTCTGCTGCTGAATCTGCGGCTGCTACTCCTGCTGCTTTATTAGGAGCTAGAGCAGGATTTGCTTTAACTCCTCCTGTACTTCCTTTTGTTGGCCCTTTTGCTAAACCTATTGGTGGAGTAGTGGGAGCTATCGCTGGTGGTCTTTTAGGTGCTGAAGGTATTGATGCAATTGAAGGTGCTGTAGATTCTGTTTTTGGTACTAACATTAGGAACACTAAAAAGCAACAACAAAAAGAATACCCAACTGCTGCTTTACTTGGACAAGTAGCAGGTGGTGCAGTTAACCCTTGGATGAAAATTGGTTTGGCAGGTAGTGCTAAAGAAGCTGCTTTGGGTGCTGGTGTTATGGCTGGTGTTGGTGCTGGTGGTCGTGCAGTAAGTGGCGGTGATATTTTTGATCCCAAAGCTATTGCTGCTGATGTTTTTTCTGGTGCTTTTACTACACCTAGAGATCGTGGTAAACGTTTGTTAGGACAAGATGTATCTGATCGTAAAAGTATCCATAGTTTTGAGAATGAAACTGGTCTGCCTCCAGACCAACCTTCTATAACAAATGGTGCTACACCAGAAAAGATACAAGCTTTTGTTGATGAGTTAAAAGCAAACAAAACTAAAAAAGATTCTCAAGCTAAAGTAGTACAAACTGCATTTAAAAACAATGAGACTGGTGAACTAGAACTTTACGGGCCTATACACGATCCTGTTCGTAAAGCCGAAACTGTTGATACTCATACACAAGGTTTTATAGATGAGAACGGTAACTTCTTAGATCGTAAAGAAGCTTGGAATCGTGCTAGAGATTTAGGACAAGTAGAAGAGCTTTCAGACATTAAAGTAGGTTTACAAAGTAGCGACTTGCGTGCTGCCAATGATAAAAACTTTGAGTTTTTTAATGTGCCAGAAACTTTAGAAGGAGTACCTGTAACCATAGATAAAACTATGACACGTAAAACAGATGGTACTAAAGTTGGTGCTAGGTATAAACGTGAGACTAATGAAATCTCTATAGATCCCGAACATATCTACAATCAGTTTGTAGATAAAGCTTGGTCTAAACCTAAAGTTGAGGGTGTGTTTCCTATAGCAGAAGATGCTTTTAAAACTCCTCAAGAATGGGCTGACTTTGTACTTCAACATGAAGCAGAACACGTTAGGACTCCTATAGCTGAAGGTCAAACTAAAGCTCAATATGAAAATCAAACTAACAAAGCTGCTTTAGAAGTTATTGCTGAAAAGAAAGCTAAAGCTACTGATACTCCTGTTGAACCCATTCCTCTTTCTGAAACAGTAGTACCAGTAGATCGTACTAAAACTGATCCTCGTGACGTTAAAGATCAACAAGAATTTAAAGACATTGCCCAAGAAATCTATGAAAAACATGGAGAAGTAGAGGCTGTTAAATTCTACGAAGGCTATGAGCAATATAAACAAAGTTGGAATGAACCTATTGCAGAAACAGAAAAGTTTGTTGGTACTAACCTTAAAGCTAAAGCTGCTGATGAACGTATTATTTACAACAACACTAGCGACCTTAAAGACTTAGCAGGTAAAGAAGTTAATCTTACTGATCTTACTTATGCTATAGATAAAGGTGCTACTTTAACTGGCAAAGCTAAAGAAGTTGCAGATAAGTTCCGTACTCTAATGGATGACCTTGGTAAGAAGGCTTTAGAGAATGGTGTTATCAAAGGTTGGCATCAAGACTATGTGGCTCGTAATGTAGTCACAGAAGGTGCTGCTCCACCTACTGCTATACAAGAATTTATACGCGATGTCTTTGGCTATGAGAAGGGTGTCAGTGGTGCTAAGACTACTACTAAGTATGGTCAACAACGTAAGCTTGAGACTAGACAAGATTTAGTAGATCACCTAGAAGGCATTAATAGTTGGTTAACAGAAAAAGGCTATGACTATCGTTTTAAACTTAAAACAGATAACTTAGCAGACATCTATCGTGACTATGCTTTGTCTGTTGAAAAAGCTATTGAAAACAAAAATCTAATCAACAATCTAAAGCAGATTAGAAATGTAAATGGAGAATCTTTAATTCGTCCTATTACTCCTGAAGATCCACTACCTTACCAATGGGAAGTAATGGATAATTCAGAACTAGCTGGATATGCTGTTCATCCAGATTTAGTGCCACATTTAAAGTTTGTCTTTGATGCTGCTCCCGGTGATTTAATGAAAGCACTTGGTGGTATATCTCAGTTTGTAAAACGTGCTAACGTTATTGGTAGTTTTTTTCATGCTAAGTCTTTAATGGAAGTTATGTCTAGTACTGGCATTCCAATTTGGACACCTCTCAAAGAAGCTATTCTGTTGCCTTTAGTAGAGAAGGGTGTTAAAGCTATTACTGGTAAAGACATACAACTGTCTGCTATCTCTAAAGCTGTTGAACAGTTTAAAAAGGGTGGTGTAGGTACTAGTGTTGATAAGTGGATTAGAGAAGATGGACTCCAATTAGAAGTACCTGAAGATGTTTCTAAGAACATTTTGAGTGCTTCAGGAAAACTTGTTGATAACTTAATAAGTAAATTTGGCCCTAAGACTCGTGTTCTTGAAAAGTCTTTAACTACAGTTGAAAAGTACACACTAGGTTACTTTGATAAGTACACTTGGGACTATTTGCATACTGGTGGAAAACTAATGGTAGCGGAAGCTTACCTAGATAAAGCACGTATAAGTGCTGCTAAAGAGGGTAGACCTTTTGATGAGTCTGCAAGTCGTAAAGAAATTGCTAGATTTTTAAATGATTCTTTTGGTGGTTTAAATTGGTACGATGCTGCTACCCAGACTCAGAATGAGTTTGCTAAACGCATGGCATTAGCTGCATATAGTCCTGCTGGTCGTAGAAGTCTTCAAATAGCTTTGTTTGCTCCTGACTGGACTATATCTACTATCCGTGCTTTTAGTGCTGCTCTTCCTAAAGATTTAAATCCTACTAAATGGCAACCTGTTGAAGGTATTAAGGGCATGATGACTCCTACAACTAAGGCAGACTATGCTAGGTTGTATCAGTTTAAGACTGCTTTGACGTATTTAACTATGTTGAATGCCATAAACTTTATTACTGCTGGTCGTTATATTTGGGAAAACAAAGATCCAACACGTATTGAGTTCCCAGATGGTACGTCTATGCAAGCTATGAAACACGCTATGGAACCAACACACTGGATCATGGATCCTACTAAAACACTGGCTAATAAACTAGGGTTTATACCTAAAGCGGCTATTGTTGGTATAGCTGGTACAGAATACGCTTCTCCACAAGCTCAAAAATTAGTTGACCCTAGTGTTACTGGTAGGCTTAAAGCTATTGGAGGTATGGCTGTTCCATTCCAAGTAGCTGCCGCTAGAGATGCTCCCCCAGGAGAAGGTGCTAAACGTGCGTTACTAGGAACAATGGGTTTCCCTGTTTATGGTGGTACACCAGAACAAAAGAAAGCAGCTAGAGCTGAACGAGAAAAAGTTCTTAAAGAAGCTGCTGCAAAATACCATCAAAAAGCCAGAGAAAAGGGTTGGGAAAAGTAATGGCTAAACTTACTACACCTATTCCACCAGATAAAATTGGAGAAAGCTTTGTCTGGAGAGATTGGTTTCAAAGGCTTAGTGATAAAGTCTTTGGAACTATGGCTCAGCAAGATGCTAGTAGTGTTTCTATTACTGGTGGATCTATTAGTGGTATAGATTTAAATGGAAACAACATTAGCAATGCTCGTATTACAAATAGCTTTATTGAAAGTACCACAATAGGTTTAAACAACCCATCAGCAGGTAGTTTTACTAGTATTATTTTAGGTACTCGTTTAGCTATTTCCTATGGTGGTACAAATAGCACGGCAACTCCTACAGCTTACGGTGTGGCCTATGGCACAGGTACAGCCTATGCGTTTACTGCGGCGGGTACAACAGGCCAAGTGCTTACGGCTACAACTGGTAGTGCGCCGATTTGGGCAAGTCCTGCTACTAGTGGGACGGTTACTAGTGTATCGGTTGTATCGGCAAACGGTTTTACAGGTACGGTAGCAAATGCTACTACTACACCTGCTATTACTTTAACAACTAGCATTACAGGAATTCTTAAAGGCAATGGGACTGCTATTTCTGCTGCTGTTGCTAATACTGACTACGTACCCTTATCTACAGTTTTAACTAAGACTGCTGACTATACTATTGCAGGCACTGACACCTGGATCATCAATAATAAACCAACAACAGCTTTAACACTAACATTTCCTCTTGCTTCTTCTTGGACAGGTAGGTATATCACAGTTAAAAATATGCAAGCTTTAGCAGTAAATTCTGCTACTAGTAACATTGTGCCTCTTGATAGTACAACTGCTGGTACAGCAATTCTGTTGGGAGTTGTTGGCAATTGGGCTACGTTAGTGTCTGATGGTACTAATTGGGTAATCATGCAAGCTGCATCCAATAACAATTTGTTGTTAGAATAAAATGATTGATCCTGTAACAGCTTTTGCGACTGCCCAAGCCGCTATCAAAGCAGTACAGGTAGCAATTAAAATGGGTAAAGACATCCACGCTATTGGCGGGGAGATGATGAAGTTCTTTGAAGCTAAAGATATAGTACAAAGAGAAGCATCTAAACCCAAAAGTAGTTTTGCTAAGTCAGATACTGCTCAAGCATTTGAAATAGTAATGCAAGCTAAGATACTTGCAGATGCTGAGAGAGAGCTAAACAACTATATGGTAATGTCAGGCAATGCTGATCTTTGGCAACAGTTGATGGTTGAAAGAAACAACATTATTCAGAAGCGCAAGGTTGAGGAAATACTGGCAGAGAATCATGCTAAGAAGCGTAAAGATGAAATTGAAGACTTGTTGACTTGGTTAATAGCAGGTGCGTTAATCATCTTGTTATTAAGTTTATGTCTTTGGTGGCTAACACTTTTAATGGGGAAATAAATGAGTGAGGAAAAAATTCAGAACATGGAAGCCAAAGGGCAACTGATTGAAAAGATCACGTTTGCTTTATTGCCATTGTTATTCTCCTGCG